TATTGAAGAGCGTACCTTGGGCGCGTTTTTGGAGAAGGGGTTAGAGTCCATTTGAATAAATTGGGGAGTGGTGATTATGCCATTGACGATGGTGGTCTACGCAGAGCCACCTAACCTTTAGCCACGCGCTGTTTCTGTAATCGTCGTGGTGAGCTTCTGTACTTTTAGAATCACAGATTTCACACCCTCTCTTTTTGATGCTCCCCATAGCGATTGCGTTGTTCACAGCAGATGAGGCACGCCTTCTCTGCAAAGCCCTCCCAGATTTGTGATATTCTTTACAGTATTTATTCATGTAATTCTTCCTACTATCTAATTTATGACGATGCTTTCTGCAAAATCCATGTGATGATCTTGTAATCTCCTCACATTCTGCGATCTCACATTTCTTCTTTGTCGTTCCTGTCTCTTCGTTACTTGGTGTCATAGGTGAGGGAGGAGAGGAGAGGAGTGGGGACGCAATACACTTATGATGTATTAATATTACTTGCCTACGCAAGTATTAACACTTGACAACCTCGCAAATTCATCATCTGGAATCTCAACATATCGAACTGCCTTATTCTTCCACACAGTGCCTAATTTATTTCTGTTGAGCTTGTCTTGTATGTTTTGCCTTGTACATCCGTACAGCTTTGCCGCATCACTAATAGAGAGTATCATACGTCTATAGTATACCTCATTGTTTGCTTGCGCAAGACTATATGGAATTTATAATCCACGGGAAAACAATCACCCTCAATCAATATGTCAATTCAGAAAGAACAAACCGCTTCATGGCAGCGAAGATCAAGCGTGAAGAAATGGAACGTATATGCTGGCAGCTCCCGAATGTGAAGATCGAAGGCAGGAATGATTACTCCTTCACATTCTACGACGACAACAAACGAACTGATCCGGACAATTATTTATTGTTTGCAAAATTCTGGATGGATGCCCTCGTCAAAAAAGGAATCATTGAAAACGACGGCAGGAAACAAGTGGGGAAAATGTCTTTTGAGATGAAAGAAGGAACGCCGAGAGTTGAGATACTTGCAATGAAAAGCAAGCAATGATATTTTCCGCCCGTGAAGACTCACTCGAAGTACCCCCCTCCGATACCGTATACGAAGCCCATGCAAGGTGATACGAGAGTGTGTTGTGTTTGTGAACCGAGCGGAAAGATTTACGACCTAGCGAGGAAACAATACGTTGACTGCCACCATGACAGAATGGAACCCATGCCTGATTGTTGTGATTGAGACTTGCAATGGTGAAGGTGGAGGAGTATATTGTGGGAGATGCCGCAATCCTCATATTTAGAATCGGTCTTCACCACGCACGGGGCTTGCGGCTTTTTGTGTGCTCTGAAGATCGTTTCTATGTATGAGATATGATTGTAACACAAATACCGCCAGAGCAGGCTAGACCATGGTTCATTCATAAGCACTACGCGAAGCGTTGTCCTTGTATTGAGTACGCGTTTGGCTTATATCAGGAAAATGAGCTGTTGGGTGTTGTTTCGTACGGTTCTCCTGCCACCCCTGCTATTGTACAACACCTTCTAAAGGGTAAACATGAATTTAAAATTATAGAGTTGAATAGACTGGTTATAAACGAAAATTCTCCTGAAAATTCAGCATCCATATTGGTTGGCAGGTCTTTGTCCCTTCTCCCAAAACCAATTGTTGTTGTGTCGTACGCAGACACATCACAGGGGCATGTTGGGTATATTTACCAAGCAACAAATTTCCTTTATACGGGGTGTGTGACTGCTCATGATGCTGAATACATAGTGAATGGAAAAAAAACACATGCTCGGACATTGACCGCCAAGGGTATAACAAAACCAAAACAGTGGGCTAGGGAAAATAACATAAAGATAATACAGCCAAAAGGAAAGCATAGATATGTGTATGTATCTGCTAAAAAAAAGGTTAAAGAAAAGATAGTATCCATTCTTGCGTATAAAATTCTACCGTATCCAAAAGGCGAAACGTCTAAATATGATTCTGGCTCTAAGATTACTACTCAAATACCAATGTTTTTAGATGCATAGAGGCTACATAAAACTCTGGCGTTGCATTGAAGAAAATAAACTCTGGCAAGAGAAGCCTTTTGATCGAGCAAGGGCATGGATTGACCTGATCCGAAAGGCGCGACATGAGGAGGGCTGTGTTTGGATTAGGGGTATAGAAATTCCATTGAAAGTAGGACAACTGGCATGGTCAGAAGTTTCACTTGCTGAAAATTGGGGTTGGAGTCGAGGAAAGGTGAGACGCTTCTTAATAATGCTAAAAACGAAACAGCAAATAGAACAGGAGAATACTAACGTAACGAGCCTAATAACCATTAAAAACTACGATCTTTACAATCCGAAAGATCAGCAAACGGAACACCAAGTAGTACAGCAGACGGACAGCAAACGGTACACAAAGAAGAATGAAAAGAATGAAAAGAATAAAAAGAATAATATAACTGACGAAAAATCGTCAGCGACAGACAATGTTGAGTTTGCCTTTTCTGAATACCTACGAATGTCTGGTAGAAAAAAAGTTTTACTCAATAAAACAAGACGGAGTAAGTTGAGCGCGAGACTCAATGAATTTTCCATGCAAGAAATTCAGTGGGCGTGGTCGAGAATGGCAGCAAACAAATTCCTCCGAGGGGAGAACGACAACAACCGAGACTACTTCACTATCGAATACGCAACGAGAACGGACAAAATTGAAGAACACCTGCACAAGTATTATATTTCCCACCCAGAACATGTTAAATGACCCAAAACTGGAACTGGCGGCACTTCAACAACTTCAATGGTCTGCCGAACCACTTGCTTCACAACTTGAGCCGGAAGACTTTGGCACACCTGAATACAAAAAGTTTTTTACCTGCATGGTATTCCATGATGGTTTTATTGATTGCAGCGCAACAGAAGAAAAAATCAAGAACAACTACGCTTGGCTGGATGAGATAGCGAATGCTCGGTACATGGGCGCACCCTACCAACTGCTTCACAGACTAAGAGTTTTACGAGCCAGACGAGAAGCCAGGCAATTTAAGTCTAAGGCGCAGGACGAAAACATCCCGCAAGAATTCATGCAAAAATCAGAAGACATAACAAGAATGTTGCAAACGCGAGGAGAAACAAAAGAGGACATTGTTCAAAGAATCCAAAAAGGAGTACCAAAAATACAGACTGGATTTACGCGGTTTGATAGTTTGTGCCTCGGTGGGATTGAACACGGCGGAATGGCTGTTATTGCTGCTATGCCAGGGGTAGGTAAAACGGCTCTTGCTGTGAATATTGCAAGAAATGTCATAAACGAAGGTAAATCTGTGTGTTTCTTGTCCTTAGAAATGGCATCGGAAGCTATCACTACCAGATTACTGCAATGTTTCTGGGGTGAAACCGTGAATACGGTGAAAAAACATGCTCACGACATGGTGAACCTCCCCGCTGATTTTCATGCGCTTATGCCATCAAACAACATTGACACCCTACTGGGAGAAGCAATGCTTTATCTGGAATCAGACATATTCATTATCGACTATTTCGATCTTATCAATGAAAAAGGCGTAGACAGCCAATCGTCAAGATTAGAATCAATCAGCCATAAAATAAAAAACTTTGCTTTCAGACATAAAAAGCCAATCATTGTTTTGTCTCAATTTAACAAAGACCTTGAAAAATCATCATCGAACAGAGAGCCTGTTCTATCTGATCTTCACGGCACAAGCGCACTGGCAAAAGATGCTCATATTATTTCGTTTCTGTGGGATAAGAACGCAAAAGACTCTCAATCAAAAGACGGTGACGAGTATCTTGAGAACCCCAAAGCGAACACAGCGCAAAAAGATTTACGCTGGATTATTAAGAAAAACCGCAATGGAATAAACGGAATGGTGTACATGGAATTTGATCCGACCATTATGACGTTCATAGAGTCTTCAGATACCTCCTTTCGTGTATGATTTATGATTTACCAAAGTACAATGGCAGGGATCTCGTGGAAGAGATAAGCAGAAAACGCGAAAAAACCAAGAAACGGAAGCAGAAGTGCTTCGGCACTAACTCCTGTGATTGCAAGCGTTGCGCTGGAAGGCAAAGGTAAAAAGCAGACGGGCTAACCCTTCCCCCAAATCGGAGAAACAAACCCGTCTGCTGTTGTGAGTATTGCATAAATAAAATCCATAACCTATAGTGCCTGTCCTATGAAACGCAAATGCACTAAATGTCTCAAAACAAAGGCAATCTCTCAGTTCCACAAAGACTCGAAAGGACGTGAGGGGTACGCAGCACGATGTAAGACTTGTAAGAATGCGTCTAAATCTCAGCCTTCCAATGCCCCTAGGAGCGTCGCAAAGTCCGAAAAGGTAAAAGTACTTGTTGAGGAAGAGAAGACGCCTCACAGGGGCAGCAAATGCGATCTGGAGATTTTTACTGCGCTATTCAATCGTTTTGATTCGCACTTTGTCCTCTCCCTCAGCCGAAAAGGAGCAAGACTTCAACATCACGGACAAGAGAAAACCGAAACATGGAAGGCGGGAACAGTTGAAGATTTGATGGCGAAGGTTTTGACTTTTTAATTTTCGACCAGTATCATATTTGTGATGCAAGCATACACGACAAAAAACACCGGCACACACACTGGGTATGCTTGCTTTTTGTGTGTGCCGATTTTTCTTGTTTGATTATGACAAAAGAAGAACTCCTCACAGAGAACGGCAAGGTAGGAATCCGTAAAGGAATGAAAGAATTACCTGTTCCATCTAAAACTAGCATTGTATCTTACAATGATTATTTCTATTTTGCGAGTCCTGATAAACCTCTTACACGTATTCACAAGGATAATATATGACAAAAGAAGAACAGCCAAGAGACAGCAATAAAGAACGGAAACTATACAATTTCTGTGGTCAAGCTACCACAAGAGCTGGCTACGTCCTTTGTAGCGGATGCAAGGAGGGCAAGTTTATTTTTGAAGATGCCGACTATACTAGACTCCACTTGATAACTTGTCCGGTATGTCGTGAACTGTTTTCTATTACATTCGATGCCACAACGAACCTACCAATACTTAGCTACCAAGGCAACGGATACGGGGTTAAGCCAAGCGAAGAACAGTTAGCTAAGTCAGCACTGGATATTGCATTGCGGTTACCACCAAATATACAAAACAATATTGATTTTGATTACTTACTCAAGAAAGTGCTCGGTTCTAAATTTATCAAATGACCAAAATTTCATTATCACCGGCTTTGGAATATCCGATAGAAAAAGTACTGGAAAGAGTATGGACTATTGATATGTTTTCAAAAGACGGGTGGAAAAGGGTACATGAAGCATGTGCGCATATTTCAAGTAGTTCTGATGATATAGAATTGGCGGACGCATTCATTGAGTACCAGAATATCTGGTATGAAGACAACGATTTGTATGAGTGGGATGTCAGTGAAGATAAAGTTCGAGATATACTTTTGACACGTTTTTCTGATTACTTACTTGGCGACTAATGCAACCTAAAAAACTCCTCTACGGCAATACGGCACGAGACAAAATCCTGCAAGGCGCAGAGAAGCTCTATGATGCTGTAAGAATGACAATGGGCAGCAATGGAAGAAACGTGCTCATTCGAGGACGCTTGCAGCATATCGTCACCAAGGACGGGAAAAGCGTCCTCAACCGAAGAAACACAATCACGAAGGACGGCGCAACGGTGGCAAAAGAAGTTGTCCTAGAGAACCCGTTTGAAGATACGGGCGCGCAGATCGTAAACGAAGCTGCCGACAGGACGAATGATGAGTCCGGTGACGGGACAACTTCGGCTACGGTACTTGCTTATGCAATGATGAAGAGCGGCATGAACAGGATTCGCAGGGGTGCGAACGCAATCGCAATGAAGCGCGGAATTGATATGGCGGTTGCCTCTGTTGTTGCCACGCTCAAAACAATTTCCAAGCCACTCAAGAATCAAAAGCAGCTTGAAGCTATTGCTACAATCTCTTCACAAGACCCCGAAATCGGAAAAGTCGTAGCAGAAGTTATGACAAAGGTTGGCGAAGATGGAATAGTCAGCGTCGAAGAAGGCGTAGAGAATGGTATAAGCTACGAATACACCGAGGGGATGCTCGTAGATGCGGGGTACATCGTGCCGCACTTCATAACAGATCACCATAACAACACCTGCATACTCGAAGATGTACCAATTCTTATTACAGATCAAAAACTGATGCGATTTGCGCAGGTTCTTCCGCTCCTTGAGAGACTGGACAAGAAGGGGGTTCGAAGAATTGTAGTGTTCTGCGAGACGTGTGACGGTGGTGCTCTCGCCAGTTTTATCTCCAACGTTGTCGAACACAAAATGGAAGCAGTAGTTATTCGCGCACCGCTCTACGACACCTACAGGCTAGACATATTGCAGGATATTGCCACAATGACCGCAGGAACTGCTCTGATTAGGGAATATGGCAAAAACCTAGAGGACGCAAAACCTGAACAACTGGGCTACGCCAGAAGGGTAGTTGTGTCGAAGGATGAAACAATCATCGTAGACGGCGGAGGCATGAAGAGTGATGTAGAGAACCGTATTCTCACAATAAAAAACGACATCGAGAAAGCCGATAAGGATTTCGACAAAGAGTTTATGCAGAAACGTATCGCACGAATGGCAGGAGGAGTCGGTGTAATCCGTGTAGGGGCTTTCAGCGACATTGAACGCATCGAACGCCAGCACCGCATTGAGGACGCTATAGGCTCAACCAGAAGCGCATGGCAGGAAGGAATTACTGTTGGCTCAGGCAAATCATACATCGTCGCTCTTGACGCAATGACCGTTACAAGTAAGAACCGAGACGAGCAAGCGGGGATTGATATTGTGAAGGAAGCACTTGTGTATCCATGCAAGCAAATCGCAGAAAACTGCGGAGAGAACCCGAAGAAGATTTTGAAACAAGTGCGCAACGCTCCAGCATCCCACGGCTACAACGGCAACACTGGAAATGTAGAAAATCTCTACGATGCAAATGTTATTGACCCGACGAAGGTAAATCGTGTCGCACTGGAACACGCTGCGTCCGTTGCCGGAATGTTCCTCACACTGGAATGTGTTATGGCAGAAATCGAAGAAGACCCCGACGAAGTACCCTACGCAAGAAATGCTAAAGATGCTTTCCGCAAGATGAAGAAATGACAATAATTAAGTTTCTGATTGGCTTAAATGTATATGCACTTGATTGTATTCACAAAATTCTCTTTAGAGAAAAAGCATTTGTGAAAATTGATGGGCATCAATTAAATTTACTCAAGAAAGATTTTCAGAAATTTCAAAAGTCTTTAAAAGATGGAGGCAGATGGGAAAAGAAGCAATCAGAACAAGCGTTAGCTTATGCTAAGTCTTTTTATAACATAATTTGCGATAAGACCATTGCAGATGTTACCATGGAAAAATGAGCACCATCAGAGAAAGAATAGGCAAGCGAGTCATTACTGTCGACACAAGAAGTGACCGTGAGAAACTTGAATCTCTTAAAGAGTTTATGGTTCTCCTGTTTGGATGTGAAAGGGGGAGGGTTGACGACATAGAACACTTAAAGGATATGGCGAGATCGTGCATGGAGGAATGGCAGGATTTGGCTAGAACAGGAGAAACTACTTCATTCTTTAGTAGGCAAGGGGTAAACCCTACCTGTTTCTACACAGGGCATAAGCTTAGTAATGGTCATTTGCGATCAATGCAACCTAATAAACGGAGACTGCAAAAAACAGCAACAAGAAGAAATGGAATTCCGAAAATCCCTCCTCGACTTCCTTAAGCTCCCAATCATGAAATTTACCAAGAGTGAACATCAGTATTGGCAGGAAGTAGAAGAGAAATGGAATGATTTACGTTCAAGATTTTTATGATCATTGCAGAAACAATAGCCTTCCTCCTAGTCCTAACAACCGTATTCCTTATCGGTGAAACTATCGGATACAATCGTGGTGTGAAGGATGAGTCCAAGCGAGGGTGTAGTATTGTTGGTATCGAACCCCATGAATGCTAGAATGCAATCAAATGGCTAAAACACCGCAGAAAACACCGCCAAAAGGACTAAAGCCACCTTGGAAGAAAGGTGATCCATCGCCAAATCCAAACGGAAGACCAAAAGGACAGAGAAACTTCGCAGTCATATACAGAGAAGCACTCGAAAAAATCGCCAAGACGCAAAACATGACCCCCGAAGAGATTGAGGACATCATGCTTCAATCAGGACTGAAGAAGGCAATCAAAGGCGATTACCAATTCTACCGTGATACCTTTGACAGATTGCATGGCAAGCCCGAACAAACACAAAACCTAAAGCATTCAGGTTCTATTTCTTTAACAAAGCTCCTCGACTCAGCAGATTCTATTGCAGATGAAGATGAGGAGTAGTATATTTTTTGCATGTCTCAATCCTATAATATCGAAAGGCTCGACAAAGGAGGATTTCTTCTGCGCTGGTACGACGAACCGGAACGGGAATCAGATCGTGGCGAAGGGCTAGTACCAGGACGCATGAAAGACCATCAAGAAGCACTGGAATCCAAAGAAAAACTAACCAAGCGTCTATCTGAACTTCTGTAATTTACCCCTCAAACCTATGCCAGAATTTCTGCGAACCCCGAAGAACGACGGTGATACATACTCACAAATCCTCAAAGGAAAACCGAGCATACTAGTCGTACAACGCGCTGATCTTGTCGGTGAAGAATTTGTGTGCACAGAGGTACGCAAGAAGCTGCCAGAAACTTCGCGCGAAGATCAGGACAAAGCGATTGAATCTGCAAAAGAAGAACTCGCGCAGATGCCAAAGGCGAAGTGAACGATGAGCGACTAATACTGGCTTTTAGAATATCCCCTCTTCTCTTCGTTGAGAAGATGTTTAAACTCACTCCACAGAAACTCAAAGAAGGAATAAGGGATGATTTACCGGCAGAAGAGTACACGGCTGATATGTTCGAGGAGTTTGTGAAGGGGAAAGAGATCAGTTGGCAGCAATGGTTGATACTTCGAGCCGTAGGACTCGCAATGCAGAACAAAGCCCCAAGGTGGATTTCTGTTTCCAGCGGACATGGGGTGGGAAAAATGCACTCTTATGAGATGAGATTGCCAACGCCGCAGGGCGAGCGTAGATGGGGAGATTTAAAAGTAGGAGATTATGTATTCGGGTTAGATGGAAAACCAACAATGATTGTGCGGACTCAACATTATTCTAATGTGCCTATGTACAGAGTAAAATTTGATGATGGGAGTTATGCAGAAGTCTCTAGTGGTCACCTCTGGACAGTTAGAGGAAGACAAGAGCGGAGAAACAATCTCACAGGATGGAGAACAATGGAGACAGAAGATTTAGTGCGTATTGGTATTAAAAGATCAAACGGTGTTTCTCAATCAAGACAATGGGAGATACCACAGCATGGCAATGTTGAGTTTGATGAGCAAAAAGTGAATATTCATCCATATATGATGGGAGTATGGCTAGGTGATGGGACAAAGGGGGAGCCGTCCTATACCAAGACGTACAAAGAATTAGACGAAAAAATAAGAAGCCTGGGTTTTAACGTTCACGATGGAGATAACGGAAAAAGTCATCGCGTCCAGGGTGTAGCACATTTATTCCGTGGCGGTGTTTTTGATAAAGGTTCTTTCGAGAGATATATCCCTGATGAGTACAAATTTAATACATATAACAATCGCAAGGCACTTTTTGAGGGTCTTTGTGACACTGATGGGGAAGTAAATAAATCAGGGTCTATTGGCTATAGTACAACCAGTAAACGATTGTGTGAGGACATGATGTGGCTTGCTCGTTCATTGGGGTGCAAAGCAATGTTGCAACCAACAATTAAAAGGGGGTGGTACAATGGCAATGACGGCAAAAAGGTTATTTGTCGAGATTGCTATAGGATAACTATAAACTGTCCATTCAATCCTTTTACATTAATCCACAGGAAAGACACATTTAAACCATCAGAACATAGATATATTACACGATGGATTGATAGTATCGAACGCATAAAAAATACTGATGGAATGTGTATTACTGTTCAGAATGAAGATGGCTTGTATCTGGCTAATGATTTTATTGTTACGCACAATTCGACAGTACTCGCATGGCTTAATCTCTGGTTTCTATTTTGTTTCAAAAATTCAAAAATAGGATGCACTGCTCCTTCCAGCGACCAACTCTTTGACGTTCTTTGGTCTGAGATTTCTATTTGGCTGCGGAAGATGCCCGAAGAAATAGCTGCACTCTACAATTGGCAAACAGACTATCTCCGTATCGTAGAAAACGAGCCGTCATGGTACTCAAGAGCGAGAACCGGCAGAAAGGAAAAGCCGGAAGCTCTCGCGGGGTTACACGCTGACGATTTGGCAATCTTCGCTGATGAGACAAGCGGCATTGAAGAAGTGATTTTCAAAACCGCACACGGTTCGCTGACGAATGAAAACACTCTTGTTCTCTTCATATCGAACCCAACGCGAAACATTGGCTATTTCTACGACTCACACCATAAAGAAAAAGAACACTACCAAACCATGAAATTCTCCTCATTGGATTCTCCGCTCGTCGATAGTAAATATGTGGATATGATTGAGCGAAAGTACGGAAAGGGAAGCAATGAGTGGCGTATCAGGGTTCTCGGTGAGTTCCCGTCTGAAGATGCAATCGACGACAAGGGCTACGTTCAGCTCATATCAGACTTTTCAACAATCCAGCACGCTGATTTTGTCGGGAGGAAATTACTCGGTGTTGACCCTAGCGGAATGGGAATAAATAAGACCGTCTACGTCCTCCGTGATAGGTTCAAAGCAGAGATTATCGGATACAAAAAGAAAACCACTCCACAGAAGATAGCGGAAGATGTAGCTACGATTATCGAACAGTACAACCTAGACCCGATGGACGTGACAATGGACATCTTCGGTGTCGGAGCAGAAAGCTATCAGATTCTCGCCACAATGGGCTATGATGTAAACGGAATCAACGTGGACGAGGATGCGGAGGACAAAGAGACATTCCTCAACAAGCGAGCTGAAGCATCATGGAGAGTGAAGCAATGGCTTCACAGGGGCGGGGAGCTAATCGACCACGAAGGGTGGGATGAACTGAAAACAATCCGTTACAAGCGAAATATGAAGGGCAAGATACAGATCATGCCGAAGGTGGAAATGCAGAAAGCAGGATTTAAGAGTCCAGATTGTTTCGATGCGATAATGCTCACAATGTGTCAAGATCATGATGAAGCAAAAGATGAGTATGGAGAAGAGGACGGTGGCGATATTGACGGGGGAGCACTTGGTTAGCTTTCCGATACATGAGTTGTTGAACGGGTACATTGCCCCCCTTTATCCCCCCATTGGAAATAAAGAGAAGCAAGCTACTTTCCGCTTACATTGAGAGTTTCACGGTATTCACTGCCCCACCAGACTCCTTGGTTTGTTATCGAAAACAGTGCAACGTATTCCTAGACCTCCATTACTGGAGAGGTATCTGCACAACCCCTTTACGTGGGCTGGTGTCTAATTCCGAACACTGAGGTTATCTCTGAGCGTACACTTTGCGATTGGCTATTGACTCAGCGACTCTGTAGAGTTATTATCCCATCCGTATGAATTAGCGTCTACCTTATACCTCTTCATCCTCACGGGTGCAAGAGGTATTTGTTTTATGATAGGATATTGACATGAAGTATGTTATTTTCCGCGACGGCTTGAAACTCAAAAAGATGTTCTGCCCTTTCTGTAGAAGCAAGAAGAAAGCAGTAGTGTTCCAAAATAGAATACGCTGGATGCTCAGATTCAACTGCGGGCACATTAAGGTTGCTGGTTTTATGATGCCAATTGACGTGTTGGAAGATCAAGGACTCGCAAACTATGAACTCGATGAATCTCCTACCTACTCATGGGCGGAGAGACATGCAGAATTCAGGCAAAGACAGAAGCTACGTTCTTACGAGGATTTCATGGCGCACGAGGAAACCAGATCAGGGAAGAGCCGTTATACTCCCATTATCAAGAGTTCGATGCAGATTACGAGGAGGACTGAGAATTAGTCAATTCAAGTTGCTTTTGTGTTGTGTGTTCTAAGTGTAGTCTTTTTTGCAGTTGGGAGATATGTAAGTTTGGTTAGGGAATAGACTCAGTTCGCGAGGCTCGAGTCTTTTTCCCGTAAAAAAATCTACCACTTGCGCCACAAGGTGACATTATGTAGGCTATTGCTTGGCAAGCATACGGTAACTGGTAACCCTTATGCCGCTCGCAGAAGCAAGCCTCACCGATAAGCCTGTAGGGAAGAGAGATTCAACTCCTCTTTGGACTGACCGTGATGCAGTGGAAGAGAAGTTTGTGCGTGAGAAGATGAAGCGCATTAAGGTTCTGAAGAAACACGCAGAGAAGTTCTATCCCGGAATCAAAGAGAGCATCATGCTCTACGAAGGAAAAGTTTCCATTACGCCGGAAAAAGCAGACAAGAGGGACTTTGAAGCGGTCATGCCTTTCGCTAAGGCATTTGTTGAAGCCAAGACATCGGAAGAGATCAAAGCAATGTTCGAGTATGAATACACCCCCGTAAAAGACAGGAAAGACTCGTGGAAAGTAGAACTCCTAAAAGACCTCGATAACCACGTTGCGAGGGTAACAAAAAAGAAAGCCAAGAAACATAGAATGGTACGGACAAAGAACATTCATGGACTTTCGATTGGAAGAAAAGGATACAGGAAAGTCATGCGCTGGGTGAAGGAACGCGTCGAAGGTGACGAAGATGCCTACGTAACAGAATACAAAATGCGGTACGTTCCCGTGTACGATGATTTGTTTTTCGATGTAATCAGTCCGTTTAGTTTCGCTATAGACCCAAACAAGTCACTGGATGATGCAATGGACTGTGTTCATTGGCACATCGAAAATAAGGATGTGTTCAAGGAGGTATATGGTAACGACCCGAGACTAATCAATACAGACAAAGTGAAGCCCGGAATTAAATTCACCTTCAATGAATCAGGAGAGTTTGTGTATAGCGAAGAGGTCAAGGATGAGGGGATAGTGATTGAGGAATACTTTAACAAGGTACTCGATGAATGGGTACTAATCGCAAATGGAGTTCTTTTGACTCCCGTAAAAATGGTGAAGGTAAAGCAAAACGGAGTAGAAGTGGAGAAGTTCATGGCAACAGGACTCCCCGACGATCATAAAGAGCTTCCGTTCTTTTCGTACCATAACAGCCCTCAATTCGTCGTGGAGGCATTTGGTGCGCCTCCGAATATATCGCCGGACGGAGAGGCAACAAGTACCGCAGTCGTTCTAAGTGAAGAAGAAGTCTTTTGGACGAAAGGCGACCCGCTCGCCATGAAAGAGATCATTGAACTGGATACGGGTTTCACCAGAGCAATGTTCCGTAATCTTAAAATAGCGTCAGAAGTGATTATTGCTACGGACAAAGGATACAAATTCAAGAACAAGGGCTGGAAGACAGGTGACCAAGCTGTTGGAATGAAAGGCAAGTTTGAAGTCGTGAAGGTAGCAGAGTCCACCGCAGGAGACATTCGCAATATTCTTGATTATCTCTTCATGATGAAGGTTCTCCTTATTGGCATAGACCCGCGCAATCTATCTTCGGAAATGAAGACCAGAACGGCAACGGAAGCAGCTATCCTCAGAGAAACGTCAATGGTTCGTCTGGAAGAGAACATCGAGTACAACGAAGAGAACGGAGAAATCAGAGACGGAATGCTGACATTCAAACTTGAGCAACAATATTACTCCAAGCCCGAAGTTGTACGAATCACAGGACTTGAGAGCAAAGAAGAACTCGACAGATTCGATGAGATCGAAAATGATGAGGATGGAGTAGCATTAGCCGGAAAACGCCACAGACTTATTAAGTCCAAGCTCAAGATTGTTGAAAGGAAGAGAAAGACGAAAACGGGAGAGTACAAGTATTACTTGTCCAAGAGCGAAACAGGAGTTAGTTCATTCCTTGCCCGTCCCGAATATATCAGGTCTTCCGAGGTGGATATTGCCCTCACTACCAAGCGAAGGGCAGGGGAAATCCGCTCAATTAATGTCCAACAGTCCATGCAGCTTATTGAACTCTTCCTCAAGATGTTTACTTTGGCACAGCCCGGAGCGAACGGTGAGCCTCCTGTTATCGACAGGGAAGACCTACCGGACTTGAAGGAGGAGCTACGCATTCTCAAGCAAGCTCTCGGCAGACCCGAGACAACCAATGACGAACCGTCGGAAGAAGACACCGAACAAGAAAACGCAATGGCAGAATATATGGCTAACAGACAGCCCCTTTCTACTAAAGTTCCCCCTGTAGCAGATGTTGCCACTCAATAATTTCGTATACTTCATAGAGGACAAAGAAGAAGAACATGAGACTGATTCAGGTTTCCTTGTCGGTCAGGAAGGGCTACCTGTACAAGGCTCTGGTGTAATACATGCCCTGCCGGACAAAGCAACCGAACCCGAGCTTGAGCATATTTTAAAATCGCTCAAAAAAGGTGACAGAATCCTTTTTTCTAAGTTTGCCGCAGAGGAAGCGACGATATTTGAAGGAGGCAAGAAAATAGAAAGGCTGAAATGTATCCACCTCTCCTCCGTTCATGCAAGAGTCTAAACTACCAGCACTGGAAGAATGGACTGAAGCAGACGAGGGGAAGCTCGCAGATCTTGTTGAAAGCGACTACTTCCACATCCTGCAAAAGAAAATACTCAATCGTGTAGCAGAAAGAAACCACGAACTCTATGCAACAAGAGACGTATCGAACATCGACAGAATGGACGAGCTTCTTTCATTCCTTTCCGAACTCGAAAATGTTGGAGAGCCAGATACCCAGTAAGCACTTAAAGCAGTTTGCCGAGCTAAGACCTGGAAGAAAAATGATCATAGCGCATTACTTTTCTATCAAAGAAAAAGAAAGGAGAAGTTCAAAATACATCATAGAGAAAATAGCCCTCGATTTAGGGTATTCAGTCAATAAGAAGGGAATGAACACATATATCTTTACAGTGATTAAGGAGTTCCTTACTTCTTGATTGTGAACCCATGCGCTAACGAGTCATACATGTTTGTCATATACTCGAAAGTAGTTCTTTAACAGCTACGACCTCTTGCGAGTGCTGCGTAATTGCCGCGCTGTAGATTAAAAGCAAATCACTATGCTCATAACATAGAGACATAGGTGAAATTCCTATCAGCACAACCATTACAGAGCACTCGCTCAATTACTACCCCCCGCTTTTATGGAATTTGAAGAAGCGGCTGAACAGGCAGCTCAGGCTGGTGACGTTCAGCATGAATCCTCTTTCGATTTAGAAAGAGACGCAGCAGAACAGACGGAGAAGAAAGATGAAACTACAGCAGAAGAAAAGAAAACCGATCATGAACATGCGGAAAAGAGAAAGTCCGACAAGGAGTGGCAACTAAGCCAAGAAAAGGCTCAAAAGCTCGATAAGCTCTTGACCGCTCTGGGTGTTACCGAGGAGGAATCCAAGGAAAAAGACCCGATTGAGCTCATTCAAGAACGACTATCGAAAAGCGAGTCTGAGGTTCAGTCACTTCGTGAGGATGGACTCAAAAAGGATTTTGAGCATCAAGTCCCCGCTACCGTATCGGAAAAGTACAAAGAAGAATGGGCAAAAGCCTGTAAAGATAAGAGAGACAAGGAACATAAGTATCACAAACTTTCTTACGACGAAATGTGGAGAATCATTAAACGCGACGATCCGAAGGTTCAACAGACCAAGAGGGAACTTGAAAAGAGTGAATCCAACCCGTTGTACGGCTCAGTTCCCATGTCAGGTACTCAGGTAGAAGACTTTGGCAATACTGATCTTAATGACAGAACCAAGGCATTGATGATTGAAGAACTTGGCTACAGCGAAAAGGATTTTAAGTAGTTGATTCTTATTTTATTTCACAATCTAAATTATGCCTACAAAACACAGATTGCCGGTCAATCCTCGTATTGAGTATTGGGCTAAAGTTGCATCAACAGCTTTCGCTCCGATGGATGTAGTTGCATCCGCAGAAGATGCTTCACAGAATACTTTTGCCGCGATGACAGCGACAGCAGCGAACATTCTTGGCTTTATTAACCAAGAAATTCTTTCCACAGATAGCGATTATGCAAGTGAAACCAAGGTCGGTATTCTCGTCGATGAAGACGGAGTGTTTGAATTTGATGTTGATACGGGAACCGCCGACGCAAATGATGAAGGCGGCTTCATTGACGTAGACGACACCGCGCCAGACGATGCGGTAGATGTCACAGCATCAACAGAAGATCACTTTCAAGTAACCGCATTTTTATCCGGTACTCTCGTTCAGGGTCGAGTTGCAGTCTGGTCACACAGACAGCCTCCTGTTATTCGATAGTTTTTCCCCTCTAAATTATGTTCACAACAGTAACACAACTGGGAGCTGCACTGGCTAAGAACGCCAATGTCGCTTTTGACGCGGGGATGAAAAACTCTCCGCAAGCAGGACGAATGATGTTTATGGTCAAGAAAGTAAAAGACAAAATATCAGAGTCCGATACATGGGAGTACGACCCCGTAGCAAGAAACACAGGTGAAGGTGGCGTGTACGCCTCTTCCGACCCTGTAAAGGGTTTCAACCTGATACTTACTCAGGCAAAATTCACGCAATCATTTGAGCAGACAAAAGAATCAGGCATGTACGACAAGTACAATGTCGCTGAGTCTTTGCGAGGAGTCCAAGGTCTTGGCACTTCTTGCGGTCAGCGTTTTGAAATGGACTTGCAGTTACTTATCGGTAACGCAACTTCTTCGAACTATACCGACATCGACGGTACTGTTATCTCAACGCAGAACGCAAACTCAGAGAATATCGCAGCAAATACGCACACCGTTCGTTCGGGCGGAACGTATGACAACCTTGACGCATCCGCTTTCGGTCAAACGGGATTGGAAGCAGACGAGGTGCTATGGAGAGCGTTTATCAACCACGACGGTGGTCAAACAGACTCCGTATCCACTCACATCTACACCACTAAAAAGTCAGGTGTAGTAAACCTCGTGGATGAATACAGATTCGCTAAGGGGCACGTTGAAGATAACTCACTCGGTTTGAACGTCTTCAATACAAACTTCAACCGCGCTCAGGGTCAGCGTTACGGACACATCATCATGGAATACCTTGATGCAACGTCCACCCGTGGAATTGACACGGCAAAAGATGACTACTGGGGTACTGTGAAGGCAGGTGCAAACAGCCTTCGCGCAGAAGTCTCACAGAATCCTGTTGTGTACGCTCCTCAACTGGTTCAGCGAACTCGTAATGTTCTTATCCAAACGGATACACACTACGCTTACGGTGTCAGAGACTCGTTCCACATTTCACAGCACAACGCTTAGTTTCTTCCCCTACTCATTATGCCCTCAGCAAGAAATGTCACAACAACGACGCTCATCGTAGCGGCAATCGGGCTAAGCGCAACGAACGTGGCTGTGCTCAACGGACTCCGCAACACCGCAGCAACACCTGAAGATTATCAAGGGCTGGCTGTCATGACGGAAGATTTAGTGTTTCTCACAGGAGACAATGCAACACCTGCTATCCGACTTGATCAGCAAGATGCACTCTCTTTTCAGGCGGACGCAGACGTAGAGTTTGGTTCGGGTGACTTGAACTTCAACAGTACAAGAAACCCGCAGCCGCTCCTTATGGACGGTGACGTTACCTTCCACGGTACAGACCGTGTGACAATGGCAGCACCAACTGGAAATACGAACCAGTACATTGCAGCCGCAGTGAATCCGTTTACGGGAACAGGTATTGTCGTAGGTCGAGCCACCACCATACTCTGTGACGGAACGCCAAATAGCATGGCAGGAGACGTATCAATTATGACTTCTGCAACAGCCTCTGGCACAGTACTTGCTTCCGACGATAACAGAGCGATAGCAAGCGGTAGCATTATGACCTTCTCAGGATTATATCTTGTGCCGAAAGATCAGTACTTTGGCATTGTATCCGCCTCCGGTTCTGACGTGACTCGTGGAGCACCCGATTGCGACCTTATACCCTATTGGGTAGAAGTTTAGTCCCTTCACTCTGCTCTCTTTACGAGAGTAGAGACGAGTGGATTACTATTATTCCCCCCCTCACTCATGCCTATATCAGCATACGACGAAGAAAAACAGGTCGCAGGAGGTCGACCCGATATTCAGAAGCTCATTAAAATGGGCATGCTCAAGCCCGAAGACATTGACCCCATAACAGGTCAGCGCAAGGGCGCACAATCAAAGTATGTTATCCAAACTCAGCGAGTGAAGAACCCAGAAACAGGAAAGTATGAAATGATAGAATTGAAGGTCAACATTGGACACGTGGAAAACCCAGACTGCAAGGGTTGGAGAATAGGTCTTACTCCCGAAAAGTACTGGAAGATGTTGGAAGAGCAGCACCACAATCACACTTTCAGGAATCGCAAGGACACTTATGCCCCCGAGCTTACGGCAGAAGAGGCTAATCTCTTCTCGAAGTGGCTTGATGATAATATCGAAGTTGTCGAAGACAAAGAAGACGATGAGGTGCCGAAGCATCCAGTTGTAAGAGCAAAGTCGAAAGCCATAAAGAAGGCAGTGGCAAAAAAGGCAGAGGGTAAATCGTCAGATACTGGAAAAACCAGTGAATCAACTGAAGAAGTGCCAAAGAAAGTAGGCAGACCGAAGTCCCCAACTTCCGATGAATAATGCAGCAATTCTCCTTTATCGCCGTAAATACGATTATAACCAAGGCGTTAAACGAAACGCTAGGTAGCTCCACGCCTACGCAGTCTGCACTGCTGAATCCTGCCCTTATACAAGAATTGAACCGCATAAATAGAGAGTTTGTGCGTGCGCCCTCCACAAAGGGCGACAATGACCATTGGAGCTGGATGGGACAGGAGGAGAAGATATTCCCCACGTTCAACGCTACGGCTCTTGACGGGGCTATTGCAGCCTCAGCAGCTACCTTTGACGTGGATAGTGCCAGTAATTTTCCTTCATCTGGTCGTGTTTGGATAGAAACAAGCAAGGATGCAGTTGATATTGTCGATTTTGAGTCTGTTGCAAGTTCTACAGTGACCGTTTCCACCACGAGTGGAGATGAAACGGTGGATATAGCCCACGACGATGCAGCTCACGTTGAACTGCTCTATGCACTCCCCAGCGACTTCGCACAGGTTGTTGAATTGTTTGTAGACAGTATTGAGTATTTCTCCTCAAAGACGGGACAACTCCCCATAGGGAGGAGGTACGAGTTGCGCGGAGGGTATATTCTCTTTCCAAGAGATATTGGTACAAGGGACGTTACTCTCCGCTACGAACGGGGAGCGACTGATTTAGATACGGGTAACGAGTCGGCAGACTTACTGCTGGCAACGCAGATACCCGAGGACTTCATGGATTATCCCGTATTCAAGCTCATGGCGTATATACAAAGGAATAGAAGGAAGTCCGATTGGACGACATATTTACAGCTTGCTGAAAATGCACTTGATGAAGCACTTACCTATGATTTGAATTATTCAGATAACTATATTTATGCCGATTAGTATTAAAACAGAGGCAATCCGCAAGCTCGATGAAACATCGGGCAATGAAAACCTGCCCGCAGATACCTTGTTCAAGGCTATCAATGTTCGTTTTACGAATGAGGGACGGGCAGAAACGAGACTCGGTTCACGCAAACTAACCAATCTCGGCTCAAATGCGAAAGTGGACAATATTCATACGCATCATCCTACCGAAACAATGTTTGCAAAATCAGGTACAGCTATCTATCAGTCTAAAGACTGGGAAGATCATGCGTATACTATAGGGGTGACAAGGACAGCATCGGAAATTGATGCACTTGAGTCCGTAGCCAAGAACGTCTACGCCACCAATCAAACAGACTCCTTTCTACGAATAGCAGTATCGAAAGTAGCAGCTATCAATTCAGGAACAGGAACATTCAGTGTGACAACAGGTGACGGTGAAAACTTCTCATCTGGGACAGTGTATATACGAGGAACAGCCATAACAGGCGGTACGATTTCTACCGATGATTTTAGCGGTACGTCAGGACTGACAGCTTCAATGGCTGTAGGTGATATTGTCACGCAGACCAGTACGCCAAGCGGAGCACCGAAAGGCAACGCCATAACGGAACTGGAAGGTTCTACTATAGTGAGTAACAAGGCTGCAAAGCCGTCTGCGGTTCATTATTCTGCTGCAAGGACTGACGTACATCCGGAGTTTGCGTACGACTTTACAGCCAACGGAGCGGGTGTGAAGGATGCTATTTCCGGTGCGATAGCACTGGGAAAAGTGAAAGGCGGTATCCTTATCGGAACAGATAGAAACATCTTGTTCTCACCTGGATTTGATGTGAACACAGGAGCATTACTATGGACGGAAGTCACAGGAGAACATGGTGTCCATAACTTCAAAGCATTCGCACAAGGGGAGAAGGTGACGTATGTATATACGAATACGAATCGCATTCTACCAATAGTGCATGACCTCAACGGCGTACAAATCCAAGACCCTCTCAACAAGAAGAAGGCTCTCGATTATCCTATCAGGTCGTTTATGAACGGACTGGACTCCGATCAATCACAATCGCTTTCTTTCTTCAATCCTATTCGTTCGGAGCTTGCGGTAACAGCGTACAGTGAAGGACTGAGTTATGATTTGGTGTTTGATGAATCGCTGGGAGTATGGTCACGGGACATCGGAAAAGCATTCTCCTGCAAGACTGTTCTCAATGGAAAAGTGTACGCAGGTTCTGATAACACGGACACTATTTACGAAGATAATTACGGAAGGGTGGATGATACGATACCGATAGAATCATTCTTCACGACTGGGCTTCTCACATCGAAGCCGAAAATGTCCACATTTGAATATAGTGGAATGATATTCAGCGGACTCATGTCACCGACGGGAGAATTTACGCTGAAAATACGGGCAAAAGACGATGAAGTGACGTATGTATTTACTGCTGCATACATGATTGACCAGGGGTACATGTCCGCAGAAGGCGGAATGTATGTCGGTTCTGGGAATATAGGGCATCATCAGATAGGAGGCTCAGGAAGCGTAGTGGAAGTATCTCCGTTTACCATTCCTTTTGATTTCATTTTGGAAGGGCAAAACATTCAAATTGAGATTGAGGTGACTGATGAATCAACAACATTCGCTTGGGGGGATTTCATTATCAATCCTCCCGAAGCTGATTTACTTCTCTTACCCTCAACTTAAATGAAGTACTGGAGATATTATCTATTGGCAATCATGGTATTGGGACTCTACACAGCTCCTTTCACAGAGGCACTGGAATCAGCGAAGTCCTATACCGTCTATAACTCTCCTCCGCTGAGATTTAATGTGGGTGTAACCACAACGCAAACAACAGGCATTGAGCTATCTGCTCCTATCAGGAACGGAGAAAAGGTAGTGTATCCAGCTACATCAGGAGGAATTTTACATGTGAAAAACACTCGATTTGAGGAATACATTTATTATGCAAGCGGCTCAGTGGCTAATGACTTGGATGTTACTTTGTACGGAGTCGTGAGAGGATACTGCTGGGACAGAGACACGTTTGCATCATGTGAGACAGGGCGTACATGGGCAAAGGGTACTCAGGTTACTTTGGTCAATGACATGAGGATGTATAACACGGCTCTCAGACGTGACAGAGAGATACAGGCAGAAGGAGAAGGCAAAATACTCTCAGGCTCAGGTACTCCGCTCATTAACGTAGGCTGGTTCACGACAGCTCTGAGAGACGCAATGACGAACGTAAAGAATGGTGATATTATCGGAAACTCCACTCTTGGTATCTTTCAGCAACGCGCGGGTGGTTCATGGATTTCATTCGGCTCCGGTGGTGATCTAAACGCCACCACGAGCGTCGCTGGTAAGGTAGAACTCGCGGACACGGGTTCTCTTATCTCCCTATCAGCCACAGGCTCTACAGGGGCTTCTAACGTCATTACAGCCATTCTCACCAGTATGACAGGAGGACTGAGTAGTGACATAGGGAAAGTGCCTATACTGAATGCAGATGGGGTTGTTTCCACATGGATAGGGGGCACGGGGTTATCAAAACCCTCTTCAGGTTCAATTCTGCTCGCACAAGGAAGCGGAGCTATGAAGGTTCTTCCAATGGGAAGTAATGGTCAGGTACTGACAATGAGCGGTACGCGATTAGTCTTCAAGGCAGCGACTTCTACAATCGGCATCACCGTAGGAGCACAGACGAAGCTAGGGGATAGCACAACTCAGGCAGAAACGGGCACTATTATAACCATCCCCGCCGCACAATTTAATTCTGCGAATGATGTCATTAAGGTGACAGTAAGAGGGGGGTTTTCTGCTAATGCGAATACTCATGTTACCAATTTCGTGCTTGGCACGAACAGAATCGCATCGTTTTCTGGCTCAGAGTTGAACACAGAGGGTGCTACCTATCCTTATGATGTCGTTTTGTATCTTCAAGCGACTGCGATAGGCGCAGGCGGCACGATAGTTACGACTGGTACTTCCACTATAGGGGACTCCACCC